TGTCTACTAAGCCGGATTATTCCCCGGTATGAAAGTACTTATACTATAGTTTATTTAGTCTTGCAAGTTTATTTTGTTAGACTTTTTGCAAATATGCTATAGCTTTTTTTAGTATGGCAATATCATCTTTAAAGCTCCCCAATGCCCTATTGCACGGACCACACAATAAGCCCCTAACCACACCAGTTGTATGACAATGGTCCACAGGCATATGTCTGGGTATCCCAAAACTATCCACATCTGTTTCAATTTTTTCACATATTGCACACGCGTAGTTTTGATCTGCAAGCATCTGTTTATATGTCGCGTAATCTATGCCATACATCTTTTTTAAATCTGCATTTTTTGCTTTTTCTGGATTATTTTTACGCCATTCTCTAGCATAATTAGCTTTATTTTTAGATGGGTATGTTTCTTTCCATTCCCAATTTGTTGGACCAAGAGGAAGATTTATATCTTTTTTACGAAGAATGCACCCCTCAGGTTTATCCCCAACACATTCTGTAAATTTCCAAAAATCTTCTACCCATTCATCCACAAGTGGGTTATTAGCTTTTCGTTTATGCCAAAGATATGTTTTATATAAGGGATGTTTTTCCCTAGCCCCCCAATCATTTGGTCTGGTTTGCTCAACGTTACCATGACGAGAATGTCTAAAAAGGTGTTTTTCGCACAATTCAGATTTTAATGTTTTTTGTTTGGCTGTACATCCCGGAACTTTACATTCAGGGTGTAGCGATTTGATATGCGCCCTGTAGTGAGAACTGCATAGCGTTCCCCTATATGCTTTTGATATGCAATTTGATATAGAACAAGGAGGAGATAATAACACTCGCCCTTGTTCATAATGTTTCCTACATAACCCTTTTGAAAAAACAGAGTTACCACAACTTTTTTCAGAACACTCAATATACCCCATAAAACCCCCTAAGAAAATAGTATGGGGTAGTGTATCGAGTTATCCCTCTACTGTCAAGCGCCGGTCGATCCGTACATACTAAGGGGGTCTGACCACCCAAAACTGTAACGCTCTCTTGAACGGTATCTTACGTTGCCGGTGTCGAAATCTCCACTCATGTCATTAGTAATAGGAGCACGAACAAAGTGCTTCATACCATTTGGCACGTCAGTAGTTAAGAACCAAGCATTGCTGTCAGTCAAGAAGTGGTTGATAGCATAACCTTGTGGAATAGAACCGTTGTTTTTCAATGCGTTGATATCATTGTCAGCAGTTCCTACACGTTGTTCAGTTTCCAACAAACGAGTTGCAACGAATTGCAATGCAGGTGGAACGATCAACTTTTTAGGTTTAGCAGCAATCAACAGACCACGCTCATCAGTCCATGCAGCGATTTGAATAACAGCCGCTTCCAAAGAAGTTTCGTTTAAATCAGCAGGAGTTGAAGGAATGTTACTGTTAGTACCACCAGAAACTAATGGGTGAGCAGATGAGAACAAAGATACGCCGTCACCACCAACATAACTAGAAGAGAAGCCGTTGTTTAATACAGCAGCTGCTTTAACTTGTTTAGTGTAAGACATAGCACGAGCCAAACCTTTAGTGTAACGAGCAGACAAAGAGTCATACAAGTTATCTTCAATAGCTTCTTCAGTTAATGAAAAACCTAAAGCAATAGTTTCGTGGTTGTAGCGTGAAGTCCAAGCTTCTTGAGCATTGTCATAAGCGATGGCTGAGCCTTCGTTTTTAACAGGAGCTGCAGAGAAACCAGACAGTTTTGTTTCTTCTTCAAATGAACGCTCAGAAGACTCAGTTTCATAAATTTCTTTATGTTCTTCGCCGTAACGAGCATATTCCAAACCAAACAGAGCGTTAAGACCCGGTAATAGTTCTTTTAATAGTTGTGCACGTGAAATAGCCATATATTATTGCTCCTTAAGCGCCGTAATATGAATGAATACCAAAGTTAATTTTAACCAACACTTCTGGGTATTGGACAATAACTAAGGTAGCAGAAGCTGGGATAGTTACACCAGACGCTGCGTTCATAACAAGAGAAGTTGCACCCACAGCATAGTTAGCTGTTAAGAATGAACCAGTTTGTACTAATTGACCATTAGCAGCTATAAAGTTAACTTCAGAACCAATTACTAATGCAGAAGTTAAAGCTGGTACAGTGATAGTGGTAGTAGTAGTTGAAGTGCTTGGAACAGAAGTAGATATAGCTGTTTCTTTAACAGTATCAATAACACGGTACACTAAACCAGTACTAGGAGTTGCAGATGGAGTAACAGCACCTACAGTAGAGTTACCTGTATTTACGTTAGCAGCAGCATCAGCACCAGCTACGTTTAAGCCAACTAAAGCTTGTGAACCAGAAGTAACAGTACCACCAGCTGCAGATAACATAACAACTTTAAAGATAGTATCTGGGTCATCAGTAACAACAGCAACGGCATCACCAGCCAAAGTACCAGCAGGCCAGTATTGAGCAAATTGTTTTTGCTTAGTAATAGGGTTAGTATAAGAACAGCCCAAGAAAATACCAGTGATTTGTTTACCAGTAGTTGCAGCAGCAATAGTAGGTCTAGTAATAGTACCAGACGCAATTACAACTGGGTCTCCATAACCAATGTTGACGTTATAGCCATATTGAATAGGAATGTTGCGAGTGGAGCCAGCAAAAACCTGACCTCCAATCAAATTTATGGGTTTTAAGCCATATGGTGCACTTACAGTAGGGTAAGCCATTTAAACCTCCAAAAAGAGAATATTATTGTCTGCCAAAGGATGTTGTAGATTTTCGCTCATTAAATAGCGGCATTCTTGGATCGCTTTGACGCATCAAATTATTATCTACTGCTTCTGTTTGCGCCTGAGTTTGTTTATTAAAGTGTTCATTACGTTGCTCAATAAACTCGACAGGTGTCTTACATAACAATAAACCGCCAATCTCTATGTTGTCTCTAAAACGACTTTCGGGATCGACTAACAGTTGCATTTTTGGTTGTTCCGAAACACTAACAGGCTCCCAACCTTCTCTCAGTTTTGCTGACAAGTTTCGTGGGTCAGCCGCATTTAGCGTTGACGTTCTAATCCATCTGTACGCGTAACCCGGTTGCTTATCCGGTTCAGGAAGAAGCTCAGCTGGCGCCCACTGCTTAGGACGGGCTGAAGTGTCACGTGTTTGGGTATCTCTGTTCAATCTATTTTCGGCCATGTTAGGCTCCTAATTTGGTTAGTTCACGGGCGTATTGTTCATTAGTTAATCCAAATTTCTTGGCTAATGCTACTTGTGTCTTGCTGAGCGTCACCTTTTTAGGGGCGGTGCTTCTTTTTGCAGGAGCTACTACCGTGCTAAGTTTTGATGTACGCTGAGCTTTAGGCTCATCGTTTTGATCGCTAAATTCTTCTGGGAATCTGCGTTGGACTTCTTGGTCGATACGTTTATAGTATTCATCACTTCCGATGAACTTTTCCCCATAAGTTTCTAAGAGGTCTTCGTGTATGCCTACAGCGAATCTGCTCATAGCTTTCTTAGTTGGGTCAACATACCACGGATTTTCGGCTACCCATTCCGCTGCCTTCGGGTCTTGCTGTACAGCACGTTGCTGTTTTTGTAATAACTGTGCACCTGTGTCGGTGTTTTGTGCAGTAGGCCTGAAATTTTGAGCTTTGTCAAGTTTATTTGTTGCTTTCATCAATTCTTCTTGTGCTTCGATGATCGCATCAGTATTCCCGTAGTCATAAGCTTCCTTATAATTACGTTTAGCCTTCTCCACTTCTAACTCAGCAGAGGATTGATAAGTGCTTATTAACTCCTTCTCTCCTGATTCAAGTAAAGATTTTAAGTGTTTGTTTTCATCCAGTATTTTCTGAGCTACCGCTAGAGCTTCTTCTTGCTCACGATAGGCTTCTTCCTTTGCTCTACGTTCATCATGCCAAGCTTTTTTGTATTGTTTAAACTTGGTTTGAACCTTACCTGAATAGTCGTCAGAACTGTCAGCGTCTTCTAACTCATCAACAACTTCTTTTGGTAATGGTGGTCTAGCATTTCTATCAGCTACAGGAGTATCGTCTTCAATTTCAATCTCAATACCATCAATTTCATTAATATCTAGTTCTACATCCCCACCAGCCTCATCAGGGAACTCATAATCATCTGCTTCGTACTTAGCCATTTTATTTTCCTTTATACTCTGGAGATACCGCGAGGATCAAGAACAACACCCTCAACACTATCATCGTTAATCATGCGCATCTCTGTACCGTGTATCTTTAGTCGAGTGCCAGCGTTAGGTCTTACAAGGACAAAATCCCCAACTTTGCACCAAGGGCCAGTAGGAAAACGGTCTTTGTCACCATAGCAATCAGGGCCCATAGCCACAACAAACAACACAGTAGCCAAAAGACCTTCATGGCGCAATGTTTCATCAGCTTTAAGAAGACCGCTTTCATACTCTTTCTCCACTTCAGGTAACGCACACAAGATACGATAACCTGTTGGTGTAGGCAGTTGTGTTGCCTTTTCTTCATTAGTAGCCTCAAGGTCTACTGACCCTACGACTTGGGGGTTGTTTGGATTGGATCCAATTAAGATTTTACTCATTCGTCTTCAAACTCCAATTTCTTAGTTAGTACTTCTATGGCATTTCGTGCCTGATCTAAGCCTTGAATCTGCCCACATATATATTTATACTGGGCATAATCTTCAGCTCTACCAGACGCTAACGCTTGTGTTAATAACGCTACTCTGTCATCAATTTGTTTAAAAAGAATCTCAGCTTCTCTATCCATTATTTAGTTCCTTCAATAAGTTGACCTGTAGGCAATGCTAAATAAGTTCCTTTCTTTTCCTGATTGACAAAGTACTCACTTAGTTTCTCAGGTGATCTATTTTTTAAATTGTGCTCAGATGGATGAAAGTAGTATCGACCTTCATCTCCTTCTTGCCATTTACCACCTTGTATATCAGCATTAGAATATTTACTTTCTTCTGAAAAAGTAGGATGGTTAGGCAACTTATAAGTATCTGGGTAATGATCTTCTTCCCCTACACGAGGTTTTATCTTCCCACTTTTAACAGCTGCTTTATAGCCTTCCATATCATAATCGGAATGAACTACTCCACCTTCTTTAAACCTTTCAGGCTTTTTTCTAGATACCTCTCCTCCTTTATTTTGTGCCTGTCTTTCAGCCACTTGAGCTTGTCTTTCAGCTAAAAACCTAGCATGATCATGTTGTTGATTAGTTTGATGTTTCTGATGAGTACGTTCACTTTCTTTAAGAGCTACGTCTACACCTAACTTAGCTGCCATCTCATCTTGTTTTGCTCGCAATTGTTCTTGCGTGCTTTGCATCTTAGCTGAGAGTTGTGCACCTGTGGATTGTTGTTGGGCACTGATGCGTTCACGATCAACTTGTATCTTCATTGCTTCTAACTGAGCATCAGACTGATCTTTAGCTACTTTACGTTGCAAGTCTTGAGCTTTAAGTTGTAGCTCCTGTTGTTGCATTTGTATCAACGGATCTTGAGCTTGTTGCTGAGCCTGTTGCTGTTGCGCCTCTTGTTGATTTTGCTGTAATAACTGTTGAGCCGCTTGAGCTGCCATTTGAGATATTTGCACCTCCATAGCTTCAGGTATGGTCACTTGGTTGTCGGTGTCGTCTTCACCGTAAGCTGGAATATTCATGCCCATAGTTTGCTCAATCTGTTTTCTATACTCATACCCTAAGTGCTCATTAATATGTGCAGACATTGCCGCTTGCAATGCTGCTAGAGCTTGTGGGTTTTGACCCATAGACTGTTGAATAACCATTTGAACTTTAGGATCTTGTATAGCAGACATATGTACAGCAATATGGGCTTGATGATCTTGGTACAAAAATGCTTTAACAGGTTTGCCTTTAAGAATGTTTTGATTCTCTGTAACCGGGTCACGAGGCTTCATATCATCTTCCATAGGCACTAACTTTTGATAGTTAGGTATACCTAGTACTTCCAGCATTTGCCTATGTAACACAGGCATGTTATATAACTGTGGTGCGCCTTGTGCTAATTGTAGGGCTGCTTGGTATTGGACGACCTTTTGTGCCATAGTTGCGGCATTTGGGTCAGAGACAGGTAAAACATACACCAAATCATAATCAGCTTTCTTAGCGTGTCTACTACCTTCTGTGGGCTCATATGCATATTCCTCTGGGCAATAATCTCTAATAATGTTACGTAGTAAAATAAACTCTTGTTTCATCGAGTAGTGAATACGCGACTGAACTGCGCTCATTACTTTAAGGGTTCTTTCGAGTACAGCCAATGTTGTGCCAACAGGACTATTAGAGGACATATCAGAGACAGCAAGATCAGCAGCCCCAGCAAAACGGCGACCTTCATCAACGATTCCTTGTAGTAGAGTTAATAGTGTTTGGCTTGGTTCTTTGTACGGCAGTGGCATGAAGTTATCACGCATTACACCAGATGGTACATCTACATCCCTCCACTCACCTGGAGCAATCGGAGTGTCATCCCCCTTAACTCTTAATCCTCTAGTTTTAAAGCCCCCCGGAAGATTACTGAGAGTGCCCGCGTCAACCAACTGGCGAAGGATTGAAGTACTAGACTTGGCGAAAGCACCAATAAGATGAATAAGCCCAAAACAATAAAAGCCAAAACCCGGCACATAGCCATAGTGAACGAAGTGATTGCGTTTTTTACATGATTCATCTTCAGGGTCCCAATTTCTGCGAATTGAAAGGATAGTTCCAGTGCCTTTTTCAATAGTAACCACATAAGGCAGGGCTATGTCAGTTTTCTTACCATCATGATCTTCATGTTCAAACCCTTCTAAATTGATCTCAACATGCATTTCCAACAACTTAAACCGATCATCCGTTGACGCTCTAAACCCAAGCTTATCAGCTATCTTTTTCTCAACGTCATCCATAGTATTGGAAGGTTCACCAAGGTCTACATCTCTGTAAAAACCCTCATATTGCAATCTACGTATCTCATTCTCAGTCTTACGCATTACATGGGTTACACGTTCTGCAGACTCAAGGCTTGATGCACCATACGGTACAACTACATCTTCAGCAGGTACGTACATAGACACCTGACGCCCTAGATACGGGTCATAATATACTTTCTTAAACGCATTACCTGCTAATCCTAAGCCCCATAACATGCGCTCATGCTCTGGTCTATACTCAGTCATAACATCAGTAAGCTGGTAGTTCATATCGTCCTGAACACGCTGTGCAGCTTCTTTCTTATCTTCTGTTTCTTTACCTATTATTTGTGTCTTAACTGGTCCAGACGCAGGAAATGTAGCAGTAATTGTCTCAGCTTGAAACTTAATAACAGCCTCAGTTAATAGTGGGTGATACACACCACATGCGCCTTCCCAAGGCTCTGAGCGTTCTTCCATCTTAAGACCTAGTAGCTCTAACCCATCAACGTAGGTTTGCACCCAGTCTTTACGTGCGCTTACATCAGACTCAAAATCATTAATAAGATCTGAAGCTAGAGAGTCAAGAGTTGCATCATCAATCTCTTCAGCAAGGTTTGCATTAAACTTTTCTTCATCAACTTCTTTTTGAATCTGAAGAATAATCTCATCACCATGACTTATCGTTACTGACTCAGGGTCTTCAATCTCAATCTCAAGAGGTTCTTGATTCGGGTCTTCTTCTTGATCTACGGCATCTAAGCCCATAGGGGCTGGGTTTACACTTTTGTCTATCATCTTTATTCCGCTGAGTTAGTTATGTTTTTAAAAATTACACACCCTTTTGTACTGACTAAATTGTACATTTCAACTGCCTGAGCATGCGTAGGAGGATCTGCCATACCCATAATCTTAACCAATTCAATTTCCCTTCTAATAATTTTTCTCTGTTCCTTAAGTCTATTTTTTGTTTGAAAATAATTTCTTATTTTCTTTATTAACCATTTCATATTTAACAGGGAGTTATAAGTGTTAAAACATAGCAAGCTGCCAATACTAACAATGCACACCCTAAAAATTCTATTAACATTTGTTTAAATTCTTTATTCATTTAATAATACGCTGCTTGTCTTGGTGTAAAATCGCTATCCATGTCATCAGAGTCCAAACGCAAACTTAAAAACCCGCCTTTGCGAAATCTAGATATTCCCATTGACACGCAGTCCACATAGTCATCGTGTTGCCCTGCAGGAAATGATGCCACTTCTTCTATAACCTCATCTGCCCAACGAGTATTTGGAACCCATACTCTACCAGATGCAAATACATCGGCAACAGCATTTAATCTAGAAATCTTATCATTACCACGAGTTGGTGTAAATTCAGATACTGGAACACCTGTTGCTCGTAATTCATAAATTAAAGGCGCACCAGAGGCTTTCTTTTCTATGATCAAAGCATCGGGCTGCCAGTACTTATACTCATCTAACACAGCCTCCTTAAGCCTAGGAAACTCCATACGATCACGTTTGGCATCTAGCATAATGATATTGGCTTGAGTAATACCATTTTCATCAGCGTGATAGAACACTCCCCACGTAATACATGCAGAATAGTCTGCTCGGTTGTGTTTCTCAAACGCAGTATCCCACGTTTGCAGTATAAAATCTGTAGGCGGTGGAGAATCACTCTCCCATTTCTGCCACCATTCACGTTTAACTATCGCCCCTTCTTCAGAAGTTGGGTTCTGCTGGTACTGAGCTTGCCATTTTGAAACATCAATGGCGTTTCTAGTAGCCTCTAACTCCTCTATTGTCCAAAACTCAGGCCATAACGGCTTACCTGAAGGTAGAATAGCAGGAAGTTCTACTACACGCCACTTATCTCCACCCCCATTTAACTCTTTTTGCCTAACTTGTCCAGTTAAATCTCGTTTCGACCATCTAGTATTATGGCTAACAACCCCATTAGCTATAAAATTTTCAGTACCTTCAATCTCAACATCAAAAACTTCTTCCTCACCATCATAACTTATTTCAGCTATCAGGTCTGTTGTGAATTCGGAAATATTCTGCAATCGCAAAAGCTGTTTTTTCTGTTTTTGCGTACCCAACAGCGAGATTGCAGTTGTTACACAGTAACGCACGGACTTTACCAGTATCGTGGCAATGGTCAATACATAACTTTCCATTCCAGTGTGCTCTTGTATTGTGCGTTGATGGAACTTCTTTACAAATAGCGCATTTACCCCCTTGTTCAGCAACCATTTTTTGATACTCGTCAACAGTGATACCGTATCGGCTTTTAATTCTGTTGGCGTAATGCGCTTCTGGGGTTGGTCTATTTCGTCCAGATGCCCAATTTGCTTTGTTATTGTGGGACTTGCACAAATTGTTGCAATACGCGGGCTCATCGCACCCATCAGTCGCGCAAACTTTACCTTTATATTTTCCGTGAAACCCAACTCCTCGATATGGCGCATCTGGGTGGCGCTTATGGTAGCTCTTACTTGCTTGGCACGGTCCGCATAGTCCAGCTTTTTTTTGGGATCTTGATGGTCTATCACACCCTTCGTTACTACAAGTGACATACCCGGCTTCAAGTTCTTTAGTCGTACCCATTTTCTAACCCCTTTGTCATCTACAAGAAACGGATGTCTCTCATTAGCTCGGACAATTATACCAGAGGTTGTTCTTATTTTGTATACTTTATCAATACCATTTGACCGATGATTTAAAACTTTAGCGGAACTATACTCGCCATCGCGATATGTAGCCACCTCATCTCCAACACGCAGATCCTCTAGCAATCTTCCACCACCATCTGCTAAGGTGACAGGTGTGTCGCCTGTCATACATTGAACAATAATTATAGCTCCGCCCGGTTGTAACCGCTGTCTAGGTCCTGATGTGTACCACTCATAGACCTTATCGTAGATCTCAGGGTTACTTGCAGCTATTGCAGCCTCTTGTTCCGAGTGTGGATCATCAATAATCAGTATGTCCGCACCAATACCTGTTACAGCACCACCGACACCGATCGCAAAGTAGTTGCCCCCAGCACTGGTGTTCCATCTACCCGCAGCTTTAGAGTCAGTCTGCAGCTCAACGCCTGGGAACACTTCCTGATAAAGCGGATTTGCCACCAAGTTACGAACCTTACGACCAAAACCTACAGCAAGTTCGGCTGTGTGCGAGCATTGTATGATCTTTTTATCAGGATACTTACCAAGAAACCACGCTGGTAATAAAAAAGACCCAAACTCAGACTTAGTATGCCTAGGACCAAGGTTAATAATTAGCCGCTTATTCTTGCCGTTAACTACTTTTTCAAATTCTTGTGCCATTCTGGCATGGTGGCGACCGTAAATAAACCCAGGCCATACCTTTTGCACAAAAGCTAAGAAATTATCCTGCGCAAAATCACGCTCATGCCGTCTGCGTAGCTCATCAATCAGCTCTATAAGCTTTGCTCGTTCACTAACTGGCGCAGCTACAAGTGCTGCAGTGAGGAAATCTTCGTCTAGGGAGATATTGCCTAAATGATCACTCATTCGTCCTCGTCCACAACCTCTTCCTCTTCATCAACACTGTATCCACGCAACTCTTCATCAGTAAGTTCTTGCACCACTTGTTTTTCAGTCTTGGCGTAGTTCTTTAATAGGCCCCTGAGTTCAGACTCTAGATCGGATGTTGGTTTATCAGCCACGGAGACTTCAATCTTAGTTGTAAATAAGCCAATCTCGGTCACACGCCCAAGTGTCTCTAGTGCTTTGAGTGCCGTTTTTTCGTCTTCGGATTCATCTGCCAATCTAAAAAGCTTTGCCAAAATGAATTGGCGCATTTTATTGGTAGAGTTTATAAGTTGATAGTCATAGCGGGAAAGCAGGGACTCAAGGGCCGCTTGCTCTGTAAGTAAGGGTGGATTATTTCCATGAGGGTCACTCATGTATATTACTTTTGACTTATCTTTCTCGTCAAAAATAACATCTATTGCTTCGGAATCAATATGTCGCGCCATTCTGTCTACAGGTTTGGGTTGTAGTTTGTTGAGTATTTGTAACATGCTTTTTTAAAAATTACAATATAAAATTTTTTACCTATGAAATATAAAGACATAGGGGTGTTTCTAAAAATTAGATATAAAAATTTTTATATTGACATATTGTAAATAGGTAGGGGGTAATTTGAAAAATGGAATTTGGCTGTGCGGAATATATTTTTTGAAAAATGGAATTTGGCTGTGCGGAATATATTTTTTGAAAAATGGAATTTGGCTGTGCGGAATAGTAGTGAATAGAGCCGGGCTCATTGCCATAAAAACGGGGGCATAGGGGTCTAGGTTATAAGCCCAGAGAATATAGAAATAAACAGATAGTCCTGGAACGCAAACATACTCAAACCTATAGCTAATAAACCGATAGCAAACCGATGATAGCGATAAGCTATCATATACAGACTTATAACCCTATATCATAGGCTATAAGCAAAAGGCTATATAAATCAATTACTTAGATTTGCGATATAAGACACGATAATAATAAAGTAATACTACGGCTTGCCTTATATCATTATCGTTTAGCTATGAGCATTTTTAAGTTATTGATTTATATAGGGTTTATAGTTGGCTATCTAATTATTAGATATAGTTTTATAATCGTTATCTAATAAATCGATATCATATATTATGATTATTGCTTGTTAACATAAGGTTATAAGCACATGAGCGTGGGCAAAATAACCTTATAGCTTTATATCTATTGATCAATTGATTAAATAATTGACACATTGTCAATTAGATATGATAGAATTGTCTTAAGTTAATCAATATCTGATTAGCTATTACTTCACAAGGTGACTAACATGCAAGCTTTAAAAACTCTTAAAAAAGGTGATTTTCTAAAACGTAAAATAGACTCTAAAAAGGTTTATATTCGTGGTGACTATTGCCAAGCTCAGAAAAAATATTCATGCATCAATATAGATGATCATTGCAATGAAATATTTATAAAAGGCGATGCAATTGTTGCGGCAATTTATGATTTTGATATGGAATAACCAATTTAACTCTTAACTACTATACAAGGTATATAACAATGACTACTCAAACAATAAATGGCAATTATGCACTAACTAAAACTTCAAGCAATTCTAAAACTGGTGCAATCCCTGTTACAGTCTCAAACCGCAAAACATGTCCGCCATCTTGCCCATTGTTAAAAAATGGATGTTATGCCGAGGGATACTATACTCAATTGCATTGGGACAAGGTAACAAGTGGTGAACGTGGCACTAATTGGGATGAATTTATAACCGCTATAAAAGCACTACCTAAGCGTATATTATGGCGTCATAACGTATCAGGTGACCTTGTAGGCGATAATAACATTGTCAATACACAAGCTTTAAAAGATTTGGTACAAGCTAAT